TTCTTGCCGTGCTAAGTCGATTTCGGCTTCCACCTTTTCGAACTCCCACGGTTTAAGTCTGGCGATATCAGAGCCTTTCCAAATCTTTTTGTTATTTTGATCTGATGTAGCCACATCTGTAGTCGTTGTTTTTGACACAGACATTGCAGCATCTTTTGATTTATTAATAACCTTCGATCTTTTAGGTGATCCAACGTCAGCTTTGTACAAATCGATAACTCTACTTGCCCATTTCGCATCAGTATTATTATTATAAATACCGTCAGAAATAGATGTAGGTTGAGAGTCTAACCATTTCAAAAACTTATCTGTAGTTTTTAAGTCATCGAAATCTGGTTGTAGTCTAAGAAGTTCTTGATAAGATTTATCTTTTTCAAGTTTTGCTTCTTTTTCTTTTAAGACACTCAACTGTTCTTCTAATTTTTTAACTCTACTATCTGAATTTGATGTTGATATCCTATCAATAGCATTATACACATCTGGATATTGAGTTTTAAAATCATCTAAACTAGGGTCGTTTTGTTCCTTTGCATTAGGTTGAAAAGATTCTATTTGATCTGACAAATGTTGCTTTTCAAGTCTCCACTCATTTAGTTTAGCATCGTAGTGTTTTTTTAAATCATCATACCGTTTTTTAAAATCAACACTTTCTTTCTTTACAGGATCAACAAAACTATTTGTTTGTTCTCTTTCTTCTTGAGTGGCTACTTGTTCAGTAGGGTCAGATGATTCTTCCTGTTGCTCTTCGTTTTCAACTTCTTCTTCGTCTTTATAAACTTCTTCACGATATTTATTACGATAAAGATTTGGGTTGTTAACGACACCAAAAGAGTCGTTGGGTTTATTGGCTCTCGCACCTTTTACTTGTTTTGCCATAGTTTTACACCTCATTTATGCAGTGCCACTGGCTGTGGGTAGCTGCTTCGGTTCATCAGGGCCACTAATACGTGGGTAGCTGATTAATTTTTAGGTTGATTATCTATTCATGTAAAAACTTCTAGGTTTTTCTCCTCTGTAAAAACTATCAGACATACCCATAGTTTCTAACGATAATCTCCCTCCCTTTTCAGGAACTCTACTAAAAAACGTGTGATTGCCAATATCGGCAAAATACTCGTTTCTTAAATTGTCTGCTAACCTGTCTGCGGCTTCTCCTATTCTGCCATACGTAAATACATCACTTCTTAAATGTCTTTGATAGTCAGGTTCTCCACCCCCTGCTGTCAAAACATTTTCTGCCGCAGCCATAGCTTTTGTCCAATAATTCTTGTTCATCATTTCTCTAAGTCTAGGAAACAGTTTGCTTGGTTCTAATCCATCATACATAAACATTTTACTACCTGTACCTCGACTTGATCTTTGTTTTAAAACATCTTTAACTGTATTTGTATTTCTAAAAGAATAAGTTCTGTCATTCATTCTGTTTATAACTGTTTCACCTATTGCTTCTAATTCTACCATTGAATCTTTTGAAAGAACAGATTCTGCAAATATAAGCATCGCTAAAGCTTCTTGATCACTAAGTTTGTTTATTACTTGTTCAACGTCTTTTCTTTGAAATGTAGGTTTAGCTTTTTTGCCTTTACCTATCCTCATACTGTCTAATTTTTTAAATTGACTTAGGACTTTAGGATTTACAGGTTCAACAATAAATCCTTGTTGGTTTACCTCATCTCCGAATTTTTTTTTTATGAAGCCACCTTCCGATGCACTTTGTCTTTTTGCTTTAGCTACTCTTCGCTTACCTCGTTCATTCAAAGCTAATAAACGTTTTCTTCCTATCACATTAGCTAACTCAGGTTGTATGACAGCTTCTCCTGACGATATTGCAACGTCAGTAAAATTCTTTTGTATATACTCATCATCATTATCAGATAATTGTTTTCCCTTAGATCTCAAGTATCTTAAACCATCTTTCACCATCTTTATGAAGTTTTTTTCACCCATAAGATCTATTGATGGTTTATTCATAACAATTGTAGCACCCTCTGGGTTCTGATCGTTTCTGAGTTGTATAGGTTTATCATCTGCTATGCCCTCTTGATCAGAGGTTTGAGAAGCAGGCTTATCAATAAACCCTGACTTTGTTGTCTTTTCGTTTTGTAAAAGCTCGTTACCTGTAATGATTAAATCATCACTAGCATCCTTATCTCTAATTATAGGTTCTACACGATTATCGTCAAGCATTATTTCTTCTTCACCTGACCCCATAGCCATATTTACTCTTCCACCTTCAGCGAAGTCTAAGCCACCAAACGGATCTCCACCTCCTCCAGTTCCAACGCCACTTTTATCATCAGGATCGTCTGAACTAGCTACGTCATATTGTAATTGAGAAGCATAAGGATCGGTAGATCCTGCTTTATTGACTTCAGAAGAAGATGGCGCACCTCTTGTTGCAGCAATTTTACTTTCTGCTGAAGTAGGTGCTTTAAATTCTGTTCTAAATTTAAGTTCTTTTTCTTCTAATTCTTTAATAGTTTTGTATCTATCTAAAGAAGTTTTTATTTTTTCTTTTTTATTTTTACCTAAAGTTCCTGCGTTTTTTGCTCTTTCCTGCCAACTTTTTAAATGAGCTATTTTTTCTTCTACATTTTTAAAGCTACGACCTCTTGCACTTTCCATCCATCCTCGTGCAAATGTTTTAGCTTGTTCAAATCCTAAACCAAATTTATTACCCCATTGACTGACAGCGTAGTTGTTAAAGTCATTCATTGTACCCATAGCAGAGACTTGACCTGTTATTGAAGTAAATGATCCATCAAGATTATATGAACTTGTTATATTACCATCTTTGTCTGTAATTGTTAAACCTTGCTCTGTGCCTGACTCAGTTAGAGGATCGTAACCTCGTGGATTAAATCCCTTTGCCATCGCTTCTAATGTTCTTGCTACATTTGGTGGTATATTATCAGGTAAACCTTTATAATCTGACTTACCATTCATTCTGTATACTGTTCTGTCTCCTAGTTGCATAGCAAATCCTTTTAATTTTTCTGAGGGATTATTTGCTATTTCTCTTAAAGTATTTAAATCTTTATATTCATTTATTAAATCGTATGTTCCCTTCCAATTACCTATGCCTGACTTTTGTACAAATCTATCTTGCCCAGTAGGACTTTTAAATGTTTTAGTATCAAACTGAGATAAGATGATTCCTCCTATAGGTATACCTCCTCCAAGCAACATTTCTGCTGTTCCAAATCCCTTTGCCACATTTCTAACTGTAGACTTTTCATCTTTAGGAAATTCTATACTACTAAATATACCTGATCTATCTACTTTAACACTTCCGTGTTCTGCTTTTATATAATCATTAAATGATTTGTATTTTATGTTATCAAAATTTACTGCAGTTTGTTTTAAAGTTTTGTTTAAAGATTCATTTACACTAGGGGCAAAATTTAAACGATCAAACTGTTGGTTTAATTCAGTTGCACTATCTGTACCAGATTGAACATCAACTATACCTTGATTGGGTAACGTAGATTTATTAAGATTTGACAATTGCTCTTGTATTTTATCTCCTGTCAATGCCGAACTATTACCATCCATATTTGGAACGGTAGTGTAATAGTTTATCCACGTATTTCCGTCTGATCTTTGTTGATAGTTATCTGTGTATGCCATTGTTATTTGCTCTTCTGTACTTGTTCAAAATTAAACTTCATCTTGAGGAGGGTTTCCAGTAAACCCAGTTTCCCCTGCAACTGGCGCAGCTCCGACTCCGATTGCGCTACCATCAGTGCTTGCACCACTATTATCTTCAGGCTGTTGAGGTAATCCTCCAGACCTGTCAGTGCTTTGTTGTTGTTGATTAGAGGTGTTATCATCCTCGCTTGATCTTTGTTCAGCATCTGCCATCATTCCTTTCAGCATTTCTGCGTATATTTGAGCTTCGTTAACATCATTTACTAAACTGTCAGGATCAATATCTTGTGATATAGCTAACTCACGCATCAAGTTAGGTATTTTAATAAAAGGTGCTAACATCGGATTACTTACAGTTTGCAACAAGCCTATTAGACGTTGACTTCTTACTTCTTTCTGCATAACTGCAGCAACTCCTCTTGGTTTTATTTCAAGATCCCCTTTTATATCATCCATCTCATCATTGAATTGCATATTCCATTGGAAATAAGCTTCTCCTAATGGTTTTAAAAGATAGTCATCTACATTTTTTATAACTGTTTTCATGGATAAGTTTGCACCTCCCATGAGCATTGACAATCCTGCTGCTGTTCTACCAGTGCCTGAAACACCTGTTTGTCCGTGCATTATAGATGGCATACCTGTTTCTTCGTCTGCAAGTTGCCTTGATATCTGATACATTTGCAAGTTTTCACCTGCAGTATTTGGAAATTTTAATCCGTTAATTGCTGTGCCAGTCACACCAGACTGTCGTCTGAATATCTTACCGGGGAATATATCCATGTTTTGACCGGGGACTAAGCTTGCTTCGTCTACATCAAATACAAGATTACCTGCTAACGCTAAGTTATCAATAGCCATACGAACGTGTCCATTCATAAGTAACTGTGCGTCTTCCATATTTTCTGCTACACCAACACCCCATAATTGATACGGATTTGTTTCATATGGTATTACAAAATAAGGTATTCTAGCAGGTGTTAGAGGATTGAGAACACATCTAAGAACTGTGCCGTTACACACCCAAGCATTTATTTGAACTTGAGAATAATTATCTCCCTCTGTTTCTTCTTGTAATCCTATTTGTTCTGCTAATTTAGAATCAATGACTCCCCAATATTCTAAAACTTCATATCTGTTTTCTTGATAATTTGCTTGAGTTTCATCATCTCTTATTGTGTCTTCATAATATTTATCTTGATAGTTAGGACCTCTTTCAAGAATTTTGTCAATAGATTCTGCTTTGAAATGTGGCATCAACATTAGCGCTCTTAATTGTTGCCTATTTAATCTATGTCTTTGTATTACATATTCACAATCTTCTATAGTCGTTGCAGAAGGGTCAGGATGAAAGTCCCATAAAGGAACATGTTCTAATCTTGGAACAACTTTTTCAAAAGGCGAATATTCTCTTTCACCTCTATCATTTCTTTGCCAGTTATGAACTCTTTTGTACATATTTAAAGGGCCTTTTACAACCCCAGTGCCTAACATAGCTGCTTCAAATATAGCTTTTCTTATAATTGATACTGCATTAGTATCTACTAATTGATCATGTATTTGTTTTTCACACATTAAGGCTGATTCTTGTGCAGGAGATATTTGAGGTTCGCCTGCTTTGGAAGGACCTTCAGCTATAGGAGCATTTGAAAAATCTTTTGTGTAAGCACCTAAATAATCTGCTTGTAAAGCTCCCGGTGCTAAGTCTCTACCATCTCCTTCAAAGCCAAAAGGATCTGACATGTCTTGCGATAGATTATCTATAGGTGTTTTTAAGTGTGCAAATTCTGCAACTCCCTCAGGAATGGGAGTAGGTTCTACAACGATAGGAAATTTTTTGTTAGCGAATAGTATGTCTATAATTTGACCATACGCAGCTAATACTTTTGTTTTAGTAATTTTTATAAATACTCTTGATTTCTCAGAATCTCTATACTGCGTTGTGGAATCATATATACCTCTAAAGTTCTTATATGCTTTTAGCCACCTTTGTTCGTAAGAAAATCTTCCCTTTTCTGAATCGTCAAACTTACCCTTTATATACCCTGCTAATCCGGGCATATATTCATCAGGATCAATTATATCAACTGCTTCATCAGTATCTGGTTGTACAACCTTATCTTCCATTAATAATCCCTTTGTTCAGCCATTGCAAATAAAGAAGCTTCAACAGTAGGTTTTGTCTGCTTCTTTGGCATGTCTTGTGTTAGTACATCTGGATTAGTCTCAGTTGTAAATTCAAGACCGTCTCTGTACAACTTATCAGAACCTTGAGCATCATCAACTGATACTTTATCTGAGTTCATAATATATGCTGCACCTTGATTAAGATTATCTGCCATTTTTTTCTCCTCGATTTAAAGTTGACCCATGCTTATCATTCTATCGAATACAGGATCAGTTGTTATAGACCTGTCCATATCAGAACCAATCGGTCGATTATTGGATATAGATCTAAGTTCTTCGCCTTTCATTTGCTGTAAATCAGGCTGTATTACATCCCTATTAAAAAAATATTTTTCAAACAAATTATCTAATTGTGTTCGTTTTTCTGAGGGTAAATTTAATATAGTGTTTCTATCTACACCTAAAAATTGTGCGTATTGATCTTCTTTTTCAAAGCTTTGTTGCCCAATATCAGTTGTCATGGTTGCCATTGTAGTTGCTGCAATTCCCACTGGATTAGCAACTGTTGCAGGTAATCCGATCATTTGCAAACCCTTTATTGTTGTAGCATCAAATATTTCCTCAAAAGCTAACTCTGCTACAAAATTCGCTGCGGCTTCGGATGATCCTACTCCACCA